GTGAAATACTTGAAATCCAAAACTTGCGTGTTGCTTTGCCCAAAGTGCCAGTGCAAGTGTTCAAGCACGAAAAAAACAAATGGGTAAAAACTGATCAACCCAAAGAACTAGAACGTTTAAAAAGTATATTTGATTGGAGAACTTATCCAGATGATCAAAAAGAACAATGGTTCGAATATATTGACGAAGAGTTCAATAGAAGAGATAATGGGTTCTGGTTTACAAATAACGGTAAACCAACATATATAACAGGTGCTCACTATATGTACCTGCAATGGAGCAAGATAGATGTTGGAGCTCCAGATTTCAGAGAGGCAAACAGATTATTCTATATATTCTGGGAAGCTTGTAAAGCAGATAAAAGATGTTATGGAATGTGCTACCTAAAGAACAGACGTTCAGGGTTTTCGTTCATGTCATCTGCCGAAACGGTTAACTTAGCCACTCTCGCAAGTGATAGTAGATATGGAGTGTTATCTAAAACAGGTTCAGATGCCAAGAAAATGTTTACTGATAAAATTGTTCCAATTAGTATAAACTACCCATTTTTTTTCAAACCTATCCAAGATGGTATGGATCGTCCAAAAACAGAGTTAGCATATAGGATTCCATCTACTAGGTTTACTAGAAAAAAGATAACTGTTAACGAAAAACTAGAAGAATTAGAAGGGTTAGATACAACTATTGACTGGAAGAATACAGGAGACAATAGTTATGATGGTGAAAAATTAGCTTTATTAGTACATGATGAAGCCGGGAAATGGGAGAAACCTGAGAACATCTTAAATAACTGGAGAGTTACAAAAACATGTTTAAGATTAGGTAGTAGAATTATTGGAAAGTGTATGATGGGATCAACTTCAAATGCTTTAGATAAAGGTGGAGAAAATTTTAAAAAACTATACAATGCCTCAGATGTCACAAAACGAAATAGAAACGGCCAAACAAAATCTGGTTTATACTCTTTGTTTGTCCCAATGGAGTGGAACTATGAAGGATTTATTGACGAGCACGGAATTCCAGTATTCACTACTCCTGACGTCGATGTGTTCGACCCAAGTGGTGAATTAATAGACGTAGGTGTAATAGATAATTGGCAGAATGAAGTCGATGGTTTAAAGGGAGATGCCGATGCTTTAAATGAATTCTATCGCCAATTCCCAAGAACAACAGAGCATGCATTTAGGGATGAAAGTAAAAACTCTATTTTTAACTTAGTTAAGATATACGAGCAGATAGATTATAATGAAGAAATGTCAAATACCTTAGGGATAACTCAAGGTAATTTTCAGTGGGTCAATGGCGTTAAAGATTCTCAAGTAATATTTTACCCAGACCAGAAAGGAAGATTTAAAGTTAGTTGGGTTCCACCTCAACAAATCCAAAATAAAGTAGTACTAAAAAATGGAGTGAAATGGCCTGGCAACGAACACATGGGGGCTTTTGGTTGTGACAGTTACGATATATCAGGAACTGTAGACGGAGAGGGTTCTAAAGGAGCTTTACACGGGCTGACTAGATTCTCAATGGAAGATGCTCCGGCTAATAGTTTCTTTTTAGAATACCTGTCAAGACCACCGACAGCTGAGATGTTTTTTGAGGACGTTCTCATGGCTTTAGTATTTTACGGGATGCCTATACTCGCAGAGAACAATAAACCTCGTCTCTTATACTATTTAAGACGTAGAGGATATAGAGGTTTTAGCATGAATCGTCCTGATAAGATATGGAACAAATTATCTGTTGCAGAAAAAGAAGTAGGCGGAATACCAAATTCAAGCGAAGATATAAAACAAGCTCATGCTGCTGCTATTGAAATGTACATTCAAGATCACGTTGGAATAAAGCAAGATGGAACGCTTGGAGATTTATATTTTAATGCTTTGTTAAATGATTGGAGCAGATTTGATATAAATAAAAGAACAAAGTTTGACGCGTCTATAAGTTCTGGTTTAGCTATCATGGCAAACAACAGACATTTATACGCTCCAAATGCAAAGGTTGAAAAACCTAAGTTAAACATAAACGTTTCTAAGTATACTAATACTGGAAATAATTCACAAATAATCAAATAATAAATATGGCAGAGTCTGGCATTAAAAGTTATTTTCCAAGTCAAACCGTAGGTGATGCTGAGAAACTTAGCTATGAGTATGGTTTAAAAGTTGGTAAAGCTATAGAACAAGAATGGTTTAATAATGATAGAAGTGTTAATAGATATAAATCTAATAGCAATGATTTTCATAAGTTAAGATTATACGCTAGAGGCGAACAGTCTATTCAAAAATATAAGGATGAGTTATCTATAAATGGTGATTTGTCCTATTTAAATTTAGATTGGAAGCCTGTTCCAATTATATCTAAGTTTGTAGATATCGTTGTAAATGGTATTTCAGATAGAATGTATGATGTTAAAGCTGTTTCTCAAGATCCTTATGGAATGAGTAAAAGATCGGCTTATGTACAATCGGTGGTTAACGATATGAAATCTAAAGATTTTAATGACGCTGCTATAAAGCATTTCGGTGTTGATCTTTACGAAAATGATCCAAGGAAATTACCAGAAACAGAGGAGGAATTGGAACTACATATGCAAATTTCTTATAAGCAATCTATAGAAATAGCCGAAGAGCAAGCTATAACAACTTTAATGGAAGGGAATAATTATAATTTAACGAAAAAACGTTCGTTTTATGATTTAGTTACTATTGGTATTGCCGCGGAAAAAACTACTTTCAATACGTCAGAGGGCGTTATTATAGATTATGTAGACCCCGCAAACCTTGTTTACTCTTATACTGACTCTCCTTATTTTGATGATATATATTACGTTGGTGAAGTTAAATCTATTCCAGTAAACGAATTAGCAAAACAATTTCCTCACTTATCAGAATCTGATCTTGAGGATATAATGAAAAGTAAGAGTTTTAATAGAAATAATAACACTACTAGATTTTCTGCAGACAAAGAAGACGAAAATACTATTCAAGTTTTATATTTTAATTATAAAACTTATATGAATGAAGTTTATAAAATAAAAGAAACTTTCACTGGTTCTGAAAAGATTATACCTAAAGATGATAATTTCAATCCTCCAGAAGATAAAGAAGGTGGATATTCTAGAATGTCAAGATCTATAGAGTGTCTTTATGATGGAGCTATTATTCTTGGTACAGATACGCTACTTAAATGGGAGATGGCAAAAAACATGATGCGACCTAAAAGTGATTATACAAAAGTAAAAATGAATTATGCTATTGTAGCTCCTAGAATGTATAATGGTCAAATAGACTCTTTAGTTAAAAGAATCACTGGATTTGCTGATATGATTCAATTAACACACTTAAAACTTCAACAAGTAATGTCACGCATGGTGCCAGATGGTGTGTATTTAGATGCTGATGGTTTAGCTGAGATTGATTTAGGGAATGGAACAAATTATAATCCTCAAGAAGCCTTGAACATGTTCTTCCAAACAGGATCTGTTATTGGTAGATCGTTTACCTCTGATGGTGATATGAATCCAGGTAAAGTACCTATTCAAGAAATTACAAGTGGTAGTGGTGGTAATAAAATGCAGGCTTTAATTGGTACGTATAACTATTATCTTCAAATGATAAGAGATGTAACTGGATTAAACGAAGCTAGAGATGGTAGTATGCCAGATGCAAACGCATTAGTTGGAGTGCAAAAGCTAGCGGCGGCAAATTCAAACACAGCGACAAGACATATATTGAACGCCGGTTTATTTTTAACAACACAAATAGCAGAATGTTTATCACTTAGAATATCAGATATTATAGAATATTCCCCAACAAAAGAAGCTTTTATCCAAGCTATTGGTGCTCATAACATGGCTACTTTACAAGAAATAAGCGATTTAAACTTATATGACTTTGGTATATTCATAAACCTTCAACCAGACGAAGAAGAAAAACTTAAATTAGAAAACAATATCCAAATGGCTATTCAGCAAAATAGCATTGATTTAGAAGATGTTATTGATTTAAGAAATATAAACAATATAAAACTTGCAAATCAACTTCTTAAAATACGTAGAAAAAAGAAGATAAAGATGGATCAAGCTTTACAACAGCAAAATATACAAGCTCAAGCTCAAGCAAACGCACAAACTCAAGAAGCAGCCGCTAAAGCTGAAGTTTTTAAAAATCAAGCATTATTACAAAGCCAAGCTCAATTAGAACAATTAAAAGCTGAGATGAATAGTGGCAAAATGCAACAAGAAGTTCATCATAAAAAAGAATTAATGCAACTTGAATTTCAAATGAATTTGCGATTAAAAAGTATGGAGGTTGAGGGATTCAAGGGTAGGGAAAAAGAAAAAGAAGATCGCAAGGATGAAAGAACAAAAATACAAGCCTCACAACAAAGTGAACTTATAGATCAAAGAAAAAAAGACAAACCACCTAAAAACTTTGAGTCTTCAGGTAATGATATACTTGGCGGTGGTTTTGATTTAGGATCGTTTGATCCTAGATAATTTATTAATTATTATTATATTATATTATGGAAGAAAAATTAGAAGAAGTAGTCGAAGAGACTACACAAGAAAACCAACAAGATCCAGGTGATGAAAACGTGGCTCAAGTTGATGAGAGTAAATTTGAATCTGCTGGAGATGACGATGTCATTAAAGTAGATTTAAGCAAACCACCAGTACAACAAGAAGATAAAGTTGAAACTGAAGTTGTGGCAGAAGAAAAATCTGAAGAAGCGGTGACAGAGGTTACTGACAAAGCAGAAGCACAGCCAGAAGCAGAAACACAAAAAACTCCAGTACTAGAAGAAATTACCGAAGAAGAAGACGCTGAGGTAGAAGAAATAGCTACAGAAGCTGAAGAAGCTATTAAAGAAAACTTAGAAAACGGTGAACCATTACCAGAAAATATCCAAAAGTTAATGAACTTTATGGAAGAGACTGGTGGAGATTTAAATGATTATGTTAAGCTTAATCAAGATTATAGTAAATTAGAAGATCAAGATTTACTATATGAATACTATAAGCAAACAAAACCTCATTTAGATAACGAAGAAATTAACTTCCTTATGGAAGATCAATTCTCTTTCGACGAAGATGTAGACGAAGACAGAGATATACGAAGAAAAAAATTAGCGCTTAAAGAGCAAGTTGCCAGCGCTAAAAGCCACCTAGACGGGCAAAAGTCTAAATACTATCAAGATATTAAAGCTGGATCGAAACTCACAACCGAGCAACAGAAAGCCGTTAACTTCTTTGATAGATACAACAAGGAATCAGAAGTAAATAAAAGCATAAATAAAAAAAGTAGAGATGCTTTTACTAAAAAAACCGAAAATGTTTTTAATGATAAATTTAAAGGTTTTGAATATAACATTGGAGACAAGAAGTTTAGGTTTAATATTAAAGATGCTAGTGCTGTTAAAAATCAACAAAGCGATATAAACAATTTTACCAAAAAGTTTTTGGATAAAAATAATCAACTTGAAGATGCGTCAGGCTATCACAAATCTATATATACAGCTATGAATGCTGATGCTGTTGCTAATCACTTTTACGAACAAGGTAAAGCAGATGCTATGAAAAATAGTATTGCTAAAGCCAAAAACGTTGATATGAATCCAAGACAAAGTCATGGAAAAATTGAAGCGGGTGGCATCAAGGTAAGAGTGTTAGATGATAATTCTTCTGATTTTAAGTTTAAAAATAACAAATTTAAAAAATAACAAATTAAAAATTAAAAATTATGGCAATTTCAAATCCGGGTCCTGGGCATACAGGAACCGCCGGTAGTTTGAATAGTGTACCAGCTCCTAAAAAAGCTACACTAATTTCAAATTATATCGATTTTACCGCAGACGGTAACGACTGGGGTCAACAATACGTTCCAGATCTTATGGAAAAAGAAGCTGAAGTGTTCGGTAACAGAACAATCGCAGGTTTTCTTTCTCAAGTTGGAGCAGAGGAGTCAATGTCCTCAGACCAAGTAATTTGGTCAGAACAAGGTAGATTACATATATCTTACACGGGTGCAATCAACAATACTGATGGTGTTTTTACACCAGCTTTCGATATTGATGGTAACGCAACTGCTTCAGGTGAACACGCTATACGTATCAATGATATGTGTATGGTGGCTACTGCTGAAGGTACTATTAAATGTATTTGTACAGCTGCTGCTGCTACTACAGCTACGTTAATTCCTTATGAAGATACTTTCATTGATCAAACCCCTGCGTTTGGTACAGGAACAACTGAAGCTTGTACGGTGTTAGTTTATGGTTCTGAATGGGGTAAAGGAAGACAAGGGCAAGGTGCTTCTGCTTCTACTACTGCTGGTTTTGGTAATCCTGAACCACAACACACTTCATTTAGCAACAAACCAATCATACTTAAAGATTACTATGAGATCTCTGGATCTGATGCTTCTCAAATTGGTTGGGTTGAGGTTACTGGTGAAGATGGTGGTGCTGATGGTTATTTATGGTACTTAAAAGCTGAAGGTGAAACTAGAATGCGTTTTACAGATTATTTAGAAATGTCAATGCTAGAAAGTGTTGTTGGTCTTCCAACTTTAACCGCTGCTGATTCTACTGTTGGTACTGCTGGAAATCTTTTTGGTTCTGAGGGACTATTCGCTGCTATTGAAACTAGAGGTAATGTTACCACTGGTGTTACTGGCGTTAATGCTGCTACTGATTTAGCTGAATTCGACGCTATCTTAGCTGAGTTTGATTCTCAAGGTGCAATTGAAGAAAACATGATGTTTGTTAACAGATCTACTTCGTTAGCGATGGATGACATGTTAGCTTCTATGAATTCTTACGGTGCTGGAGGTACTTCTTATGGAGTATTTGACAATTCTGAGGACATGGCGTTGAACTTAGGTTTTTCTGGTTTCAGACGTGGATCTTACGATTTCTACAAATCTGACTTTAGATACTTAAATGACAAAGCTACAAGAGGTGGTATTAACGCTAGAGATGCTGTAGCTCCACTTAGAGGAGTTATTATCCCAGCTGGTACATCTACGGTTTATGACCAACAATTAGGAAAGAACCTTAAGCGTCCTTTCTTACATGTTAGATATAGAGCTTCACAAACTGAGTCAAGAAAACTAAAATCTTGGATCACTGGCTCCGTGGGTGCTGTTACATCTGATTTAGATGCAATGCAAGTACATTACTTATCAGAAAGATGTTTAATTACACAAGGTGCTAACAATTTCATGTTAATGAAATAAGCACATATTATTTTAAAAGACCGGGGCTTTGGCCTCGGCCTTTTATTTTTATTAATTTTATTATATATTATATTATGGCAAAAAAACAAAAAACAACAAAGGTTGTAGAACCTTTAATAGAAAAAGACTTCGAAGAAGTTGAAACACCGGTTATGGAAAAACCATTACCAAAAAAGGAAAAAAATAGTTGGGTAATAAAAGATAGGGTTTATCACTTAAAAGGAAATAAAAAACCTTTATCTTACATTATAAAATCAGCTAACATATATTGGTTTGATGAAGTAAAGGGTTATGAAAGAGAACTTAAGTATTGTCAAAACCAGAAAACATCATTTGTAGATGAAATGAAAGGAGACCAAAGATTAGAACACATTATTTTTAAATCTGGTGTTTTAATGATTCCAAAAGAACAAACGGTTTTACAAAAATTACTTTCTATATATCATCCACATAAAGATAAATTATTTTATGAATGGAAACCAGAAGTTACGGCGGCTAGTGAAATTGATGTATTAGAAATGGAAATTGAAGCATTAAATGCTGCTCAAAACCTAGACATTGATATGGCTGAAGCTGTTATGCGTGTTGAGATTGGCTCCAAAGTATCAGACATGAGTTCTAAGGAGCTTAAAAGAGATTTACTATTATATGCTAAGAGAAATCCAGTATTGTTCTTAGAATTAGTGAATGATGAAAATGTTGTACTTAGAAACTTTGGTATTAAAGCAACGGAAATGGGGATATTAAAATTATCCTCTGATCAAAGAACGTTCAGTTGGGGATCTAATGATAGAAAACTAATGAATGTTCCTTTTGATGAACATCCTTATTCAGCTTTAGCCGCTTGGTTTAAAACTGATGAAGGAATGGAGATTTACTCCAATATTGAAAAAAGATTAAATTAATCTAACTGTAGATGCGGTCGCTCTACGGAGCGATCGTAAACTACAAAATTTAATTATATGGAAAAACTAAAATCTAAAGGATTAGGAGATACAATAGAAAAAATTACAAAAGCAACTGGAATAAAGAAAGTTGTAGATAAAATAAGTGAAGTAACTAAAAAGGATTGTGGATGTGGACAGAAAAAAGATACTTTAAATAGATTGTTTCCTTATAACAATAAATAAAAAAATATGGCAGTAAGTGTAGATACAGTTTATCAAACAGTTTTAGCTTTAGCTAACAAAGAACAAAGAGGTTATATAACACCTCAAGAATTTAACTTATTCGCTAACCAAGCGCAAAACGAAATACTTGAACAGTATTTTTATGACATAAACCAATTTGGTAGAGCACTTAGTAATAATACAGAGTATTCTAACATGGTATCTTTATTACATGAAAAATTAAGTCCGTTAAAAGTTACAGATGAAGAACTGACTATGACGAGTAATTACGGTACATTACCAAATACAGTTTACAAGTTAGGAACTGTTAGCGCGGAAGATGGAGCTGTTTTAGATGAAGTTAATAGAAAAGAATTAAAGCAAATGTTGTTAACTCCTTTAACAACACCTAGTGATGATAGACCAGTTTTCTTTTTAGAAAGGAAAGGAATTTATGTGTATCCAACTACATTAAAACCAATCTTAATTGAATATATTAAAAAACCAACGAAAGTGAAATGGGGATTTGTTATTGTTGGTGAAAGGGCTTTGTATGATCCCGCTAAAAGTTCTGATTTTGGACTTCACTCATCAGAGCAAGCAGAATTAGTATATAAAATATTAGGTTTAGCTGGTGTGACATTAAATAGACAAGATATTTCTGGCGCAGCAATGGCTATGGAAAAAAACAAAGTCCAACAAGAAAAACAATAAATAAATGGGATTATTAGACGAAACACAGAAGGCGTATTACCAGGGAACGGATTTTGGAAACTATCAGTTTACTTCATTAAATGATATTGTAAATCAATTCGTAATCGCTTACACTGGAGAGGATAAGATTATATCTAAAATTAAAAAAGTAGATGTTGCTTTTCATGCTCAAAGAGCTTTACAAGAATTATCTTTTGATACGTTTAAATCTACAAAAGCACAAGAGATAGTAGTACCTGCAACTCTTCAAATGACACTCCCACAAGATTACGTTAATTATATAAAGATATCTTGGAGTGATGGTGCGGGTATAGAGCATGTATTATATCCAGCTATAAAAACATCCAATCCTACTGATATCACCCAAAATAGTGATGGTAGTTATGCTTTTACAGGCAGCGAATTAAATACAGATAATAGTTCTTCAACTTGGGAGAACTACAATTCAACAACTTCGTCTGAAAATCAAGATGATTATCAAGATGATACTTATTGGCCAGCAGAAGGGTCAAGATTTGGATTAGATCCTCAACATGCTCAAGCTAATGGATCTTTTTATATAGACGATAATACAGGAAAAATACATTTTAGTTCTAACATTAACGGAAAAACTTTAATCTTAAAGTATATCAGTGACTCTCTTGGCACAGACGCGGAAATGAAAGTACATAAGTTTGCTGAAGAAGCTATGTACAAATCTATAATGCATGCTATTCTATCAACAAGAATTAATATACCAGAGTATATAATCATGAGGTATAAAAAAGAAAAATTTGCAGCTACGAGACAAGCGAAACTTAGATTGTCAAATATTAAATTAGAAGAAATCACTCAAATCTTAAGAGGTAAATCGAAACAAATAAAACACTAGTATATGCCAGATATTAAACATCAGTTTACTGGGGGAAAAATGAACAAAGATCTCGATGATAGACTTGTTCCTAACGGCGAATATAGAGACGCTATGAATGTGCAAGTTTCTACTTCGGATACATCTAATATGGGGGTTATACAAAATATATTAGGAAACAGTGAGATAAGTGATCAAAATTTCTTGCCAGAAGAACCTATTTGTATCGGTACAGTTTCTGATGAAAAAACTAATGCAATTTATTGGTTTGTATGCAGCAAAAGAAGATATAATAAACAAAAAAGTATTATACTAGAGTACAAAGACGGGGTTGTTACACCCGTACTAGTGTCTTATGGCGATGTTAGAGTAACTAGACATGACTACGCTTCTGATGACGAACCGTTATTAATAGATCCGGATACCTTTTTAACAAATGGCTCTTCAAATATTATAATACATAATGAAGCTGGTGGTATGGATATTAGTCCTGAAATGCTTGTTGCTTGCTATAACCAGCAAGGAGAAGATTTATTTTTGAACTTGGATATAACTACCGCTTATTTGCAGTATACTGGTCCTTATTGGACAAACTGGAAGTTAAACAAGGATATACCGGGAAGTTTATTCCCAGGCAATGACACTTCTATAATTGATTATATGACTTTTTCACCTAAGGGTGAGGTCTCTTCGCTTTCTTTCAATTCCGAAAGTCAAATAACAGCTATAAATATTATAGATGATTTACTTTTTTGGACAGACGGTTATAACGAACCTAAGAAAATAAATATTACGAGATGTAAGCAGGGTACAAATATAGACGGTAATCAGCAAACTATATTATTGAATTATAACAATGAGTATGGAACTTCAAATAGCTCTACTTCAACTCCATTAAACGTTAAGCATACCACCGTCATCAGAAATAGACCAATTGTCCCTTTGCGTGTAGTTCCAAAAACAAGTAGAAGTGATGATAAAGATTATAATGGTATATTTCAAATTTCAAGTAACTTAAACCAAGGATCGTCTAGTTTGCAAACGTCCCCTTATTATGATTTTTCAACTCTTTCCAAGGGAGATATTTTTACAGTAAGAGTAGATACAAACATCGCGGGTGATACAAATTTTACTTTAGATTTTTGGTTAGGAGATGTTGTGAATATACAGGAATTTAACGGAACATCAATCCCTCCTTTACCACTATTAACAAGTAGATCACGTATATCATGCGTAATACTTCCACAAATTGGTAATTCAAGAGTATACTCTAGTTATGTCGCGGATGGAATATATTGTGATATAAGATTACAAATATTATCTATTTCAGGAACTCCTCCAGTTGCACCTGCTAATGGTATTCTAAAATATGTGATTGATAAAAAGATGGAAACTGAGTATATTTTTGAAGATAAATTTATACGATTTGGTTATCGTTATAAGTATTTAGATGGGGAATACTCTGGATTTTCACCTTTCTCCGTACCAGCTTTTAGTCCTGGACAGTATAATTATTCTTCAACAGATGGATATAATTTAAGCATGACTAATACCGCTGAATATATTTCCCTTACGGGTTTTATAAGCGAAAACATGCCCGAAGATGTTGCGGCTATAGAAATAATTCATAAGGATGATTATTCGCCAGGTGTGTATTTAACGGAATTTATTGAGCGTCCTTTAAATATTTTACCTTATCCAAATTTTAATGATATTTATGATGATATCACATTAGATAGTGTAGAATTTGCATTTGATAAACTTATTTGGGATGGAAATGGCGTTGGTCAAACAATACAACATGAAAATATACCCAATTTAAAAGATGGCGAAACTTATACTTACTCTTTTTTAATAGAGGATTATAGCCAAGGAGAGGTTAGAGTTGATCTAATAGATAGCGATGGTTATTATATGATTGGTTCGAGAAGTATAAGTGGAAATGGAAGACATAGTTTAACATTTAAAATAGAACCAACATATTCTTTTATTCCTTTCCCCGGGGCGACCAACACATTTTTAATAACAGATCTTTCAACAAATCAATCAACATTTATAGGTTCAATAAGTGATATTATTTTGACAAGAGGAGATTCTAAATGGATAAATGATGAGATTACAATAACATCTAGTGGTAATGCTGGTATACTACCAAGTAATCAAATACTAAGAGGATCTGATGATGTTCCTTTAACGGCTTTAGCACAGGAAGTTATAGGTAATAGAATAATATATGCAAATTATACGAGTGGATTTGATATAAAATATTTAGATGGTAGATCTTATTTACCTGAATTTGAAGTAACTCAAAATACTTCTAGTATAGTTGGGGTTGGTAGTTCTGTAAAATCACTAAGAGATTATCAAGTGGGTTTAACTTATTCTGATAATTACAACAGAGAATCTGCTGTGTTTTCACACGCAAGTGGTGGGGTAAGATTTGATCAGACAACTGCTCAACATAAAAATAAAATAAACGTTGCGTTTACAGTAACGGAAAAACCTATAGACACAGAGTATTTTAAATTTTATGTTAAAGAAACTGAAGGAGAATACTATAACTTATTATTAGATCGTTATTATGAAACAGATAATGATGATTATTGGCTTTCAATACAATCCTCTGATAGAAATAAGTTAGATGAGGATAGTTTTATTATTCTTAAAAAAGGAGTAAATGATTACGGGGCTGTTAGTGATAAAAACAAATATAAAGTTTTAGATATTTCAAACGAAGCTCCAAGCGCTGTTAGACGTCAAAAAGTTAAGTTAGGAGAAGAAATTAATTTAACTAATCAGTTATTTTCTTCTGCAATTAATCTACCACTTAAAGGCAGCAAGCAATTCCAAATGAATTATGATTACTTAAGCGGCACGGCAATGGGTAATTTGCATGATATTGATGATGGTATTTTATACATAGAATTTACCAATACTTCAACAGGATCTACTACAGAAAGATATGAGATAAATAGTATTCATTGCGATTGGGATGGAGCTGGGGGATTGATGGGATCAACAGTTAATAGTAGATATAATGTAACTTTGAGGAAAAGTCTTGGGGCAGAGTTAGATGATATATTAGCTAGCAATTTAGTTGATATTGATTCTACCGTAACAGTGTCTGTATATAATTATGTAGAAAAAGGAAGGCCGGAGTTTGATGGTAGATTTTTTGTTAGAATAGCTGGAGATGATATTTTTAATCAAAGCGTTAAAATTGACCAAGGAGATGATGTTGATTATGATGTTGTCGCTTCTAGAAAAATATATTTATTAAACCAAACTTGCATTCCGCCAACTACTGGCGCATACGCTGGTAATGGAGGACTTGCCACCGGAATTCCGGGGAATTCATCACAGGGCTCAAACACCAATTTTATAGACGCCTTTGAACTACCAGCTAATAGTCTTTCTAATCTTGTTCAGCAACATTACCCCGATCCCCTTCCTCAAGGTGCCACTATTAATGATATATTTAGTGGTGAGTGGTTGGCCTTTTACAGTACACAAAACATTTTCGCCTCAGAATTTACCTCTCCTCCTTTTAGTAGGTTTAAGAATTTTTATCAAGCTTGGTTTCAAGAATTTAGTTTTGAAGATTTAGATAATGATAATAAGATTGATTATGATACTGAACAAAGTGGTTGGAAGATGTATGATAATAACGGTGAGTTTCTTAATAGTCCTGAAACTTCTTACTGGTTTTTTGATTGCGCTAGGTATTTTAGCTCCAACAATTCTAATAATTTACTTTCAGATCCTTATAACACAGCGGTGGATGCGCATACTGCAAAAGGAAAAACGAACTTAAGTTCACTAGTAAATGGAAAAACTATTCTTGATATAGGTTTTGGTGGAATACATAGCAAAAACTTCAATTTTAATTATGGTAACAAGGAATATGACTTTATCTCTGATTTTTTTAATCTTAATGTAAATCCAAACCATATTGCTGAGGCTAGTTTTGCAAATAACTTTATGCCAGGAGCTAAATTTAGATGGAGAGAAGATCCTCTTCAAAAAATACATACTATTCAACCGGGTTTAACGGTTTCTCAACGAGTTAGATATGCTACTGGTTACGGTAATATTTCTTTGGGTAATGTTGCGGAATATGAAAAATTGCCTGATGGAGCTCTTGATGAGCCATGGAAATGGGGTAATCATCAGGCTGGTGGTTATACAAACCCAGCAAACTTTAGTAAAAATTTCATGTTTTCTACTCAAGATCCTCACTATGCACATTGGAGTCCAATTGCTGGTGGTGCAATTTTAGGCAGTAATACTATAATACAAGGGGCTGAAGAAATCACTTTAACAGCAAATACTTCTGGTACTAATCATAACTGGCAATATACTAATGATAAAGATCTCTTAGCTCTTCATATTCCTTCAATAACCGGAACTAGCGCTGTTACTGGAAATGCCGCAAAGATTACTGTTGGCATGATACTGCATAAAATTGGTACAACAAACGTTCCTGGTCAATGGCTTGTAGTCAAGCAGATACAGGAAGTGGGAGGTGTTGCAGGGAATATAGTGAGATTTGGAGGATATGACAACTACATTGTACCCCTTGATTATTCTTTAGATCCTACTTCAGGTCAAGATCTAGTGTTTACACAAGCTACATGTAATGGTTTTTCACCGACAGCAGCTTCAAATTACCTGACGCAGATTGGCTTACCTAACCAAACCCAATTAAAAGCTGTTGGTTATACTTTAGAGTTTTTAAAAGAAAGTGATCCGCAAGCTGGAGATGTTTACTCTCCTGCTGTTTTTGAAACTGAACCAAAACCTATTACAGATGTTAATTTATATTATGAGGTTGGTCAATCAATACCGCACCAACTAACCGAAATTACTTCTAAAGATGTATTTTACCTAGGGCAAAAAGGTACAATAAGAAATATTCCTTTCACAATTATAAACTGGGAGGCACCAAATAGAATTACTGTAAAAAGAGATGAATCTATTTTTGGTGGCATAACACTTTTTGGAACCTCAAGTGTTGGTGATATTATTAACTTGGAACTAAAAGATGGCACTATTTTAAAAACAGATATTACGGCTAAAACCTATTTTGGTAGTTTTGGGCAAACATCTCAAGGGTTTTTCCATATAAATAAAAATTTATATAAAGCGTCATTTGATTTACCTTGGTTTAATTGTTGGAGTTATGGAAATGGTGTTGAATCTAATAGAATAAAAGATACTTTTAATCAACCTTTTTTATCAAATGGTGTCAAAGTTAATACTGAAGTAAATAATAATTATACAAAACAATATAAAAAACATGGTTTAATATTCTCTGGAATATATAATTCTACCTCGGACGTTAACAATTTAAATCAATTTATTACAGCAGAGGGAATAACAAAAGATTTAAATCCTGGTTACGGTAGTATACAAAAACTTTATGCTAGAGATTCTGATTTAATAGCATTATGTGAAGATAAAGTCCTGAAAATACTGGCAAATAAAGATGCTTTATACAACGCGGATAGCAGTGTGAACCTAACAGCTTCTAACAAAGTTTTAGGACAATCTATGCCTTTTTCCGGAGATTATGGTATTTCTAAAAACCCAGAATCATTTGCTGCTGAAGCATTTAGAGTATATTTTACTGATAAACAAAGAGGTAAAGTTTTAAGACTATCTCAAGATGGGTTAACCCCAATTTCGGATCATGGCATGGAAGGATGGTTTAATGAAAACTTAAAACTAGGGAATAAAATAATTGGTAGTTTTGATACTAATAAAGAAGATTATAATCTTACAATAAAAGGAGATACAATTGCAAAAACAATATCTTTTAATGAAAGAGTAAGAGGTTGGGTTAGTTTTAAATCATTTTATCCAGAATATGGCATTAGTGTTGCCGGTGATTATTATACTATATTAGAAGGAAAAATATGGAAACACGATGATAATGAACTTAGAAATACGTTTTATGGGGAAGAAAATTTTACTCCAACATCGTTAAAAGTTATTATCGGTGATTCTCCAGGCTCAGTAAAATCATTTTCAACTATAAATTACGAGGGATCACAATCTAAAGTGAACGCAATGGTAGATTATAATACCATGTACGGTGTTGATTTAATGTCACCGGTTATTACTGGAACTTTTCTTGAAAGTAACTATTATAATTTAGATCCTAAAACCGGATGGTATGTTAATAATATAAAAACAGATATAGAGAGCGGGAGTGTAGATGAATTCATAAACAAAGAAGGTAAGTGGTTTAATTACATACGAGGTGAAAATGTAGGTGTTAATGATGTAAATATTATTACAAGCGGCTTTGATACGAGCAGTTTTGATGTACAGGGCATAGGTAGTATTACGAATCAACCCGCTATAGGTAGTGTTTATGGTTGTACGGATGATGGTTCTTTTAACTATAACGCGTCCGCTGTTGTTGATGATGGGACATGTATTCCTTTTATTTATGGATGTATGGATCTAACTCAAACTAATTATGATCCATTAGTAAATACTGATGATGGTTCTTGTTATTTAGCTGGTTGTATAGATTGCGGAACTTTCATAGATGATGGAATCACTTATAACAATACTCTTAATTGCAATCCACTTGCTACGGTTAGTGATGGTAGTTGTATTAATACCATACTCGGCTGTACAGATTCTTCTCAATTCATAGGTACTTACATGACTTCAGTTGATGCGACTCCAGATAATAGTGTTGACAATACTATCACAATTCAACAAAATTATAATTCCTTCTACAACTATAGCTCTACAGCTAATACTGATGATGGATCTTGTATTGCATCAATTTTAGGATGTACTAATTCTTTAGCATCTAATTTCATACCTATCGTTAATGATACGGCTGTTGATGTTAATACGGATAATGGTACTTGCGAGATCCCTTTCTTTGCTTGCACAATTTTTGGCACACAAAATAATGTTTACCCGTGTAATTACTGGTGGCTTATGTCTAATGGTAATGGGGGCGTTAATATGAATGATGGGATCCCAGCGGGATACAATCAAATTGCGGATGATGGTTCTTGTGTGTATTGTGATGATCCTACAGCGTTAAATTATGATGGTGCGACTACAGCACAATGCGATGAAATTAATGCATATCCTGGTGTTAATAATGTTGGAATGAACGGTGGAGCATGTAACTATTGGGGCTCTGGCTTTCTGACATTAACACTTCCGTACCAAACGCCAACTTCCCTTGGATTAATGGCTCTTTGTCATAACTGTTTTGGTGCAGGAGAAACAGCTCCTGATTATTACGAAATAGAATGGCAAGGTGTAGCTCCTGGTTCTGGTTGGGGCGGGGGTATTTGGGATCCTAATCAATCAACAATGGGGACAGGAACTTACACTCCCGCTATCGCTCAAGGTTTACCACCTTATAATCAAGATGATTTTTGGGTCACAGGACTTGTAGCTTGCACGTATTATAATATTAGAATTAGAGGTGTAAATGACACTAGTGTTGGAGGAACATTTTACACAGATTGGTTTGCAGCTTCCCGTAATACTTCTTGTGCAGGTCCTGGGTGCACGGATAATACTGGAGCTAGTAATCCATTAGGTAGTTGGGGAGCTTGTAATTATGATTCTTGGGCCAGTAGTGATGATAGTTCTTGTTATTACGACGCTTGCTCTGGGTGTACGGATTCTAATTATCTAGAATTTTGCGATACTTGTTGGCATGCTTATGGGGAGGTTGCTGTTACTGATGGTAGTGGTGGTCCTTGGTTAGGAAGTGATCCAGCTGCTTGTATAACTCTTGGAATTTATGGTTGTATGGATCCTACAATGTTTAATTATGACTCTTCGGCAACTATTCAACAGACTTCCTCGGTTGATTCTACAGATCCTTGTATTGCTATAGCTTATGGGTGTACGGACGGACCTCTTCACAGTACCGGTACCAACTACCACTTCCCCAGTTATGGAAATACAACTTTAGCTGGTAATTTATTAGCCAATAATTATGATTCTACTGCAAACACAATGGATACTAGTTGTGATTATGGTGATTGCACTGGCTTTATAGGAACACCACAAATACGTATAAATGCTTCAGGAATGAGTGTAATTGCTGATTGGTCACACGTTAGTAAGCATAGCCTTTACACTATTACCATTACAGCTCCAGATGGCATTACCACCCACACTACATCCTATCAACCTTATAATTCACAAGATGGGTTTGGAAATAATTGCCATCCTGGCTATGGAAATTGGATGTGGGCTCAAAGTTGCGAAAATTCTTATAATGGAGTTGCTGGACACTGGGAAGCCTCTGAATTAGCTGAACATCTTGCTGCCTTTGGCACTCAAGTTGCTGGAGATTACACTTGGACACTTGATAGTGTTGGCATGCTTAACGGAGCGGATGCCTACACTTGCGGACCAATAACAGGAACTCAGTATTATTCTCAAGGAGGATGTACAGATCCTATAGCATCTAACTATAATGCAAGTTTATACGCTATAACAGATGATGGTTCTTGTGTGTATGAAGGTTGTATGGATACAACAATGTCTTATAGAAATATTTATACTACTTCCTCTAATTTTACCTGGAATCCAGGATGGCCAGCCGTTGGTAATATACTTGGATATGCTGCTAATAATTTTGCTCCTAACGCGATTAATCCGTGTAATGGTGATAATAGTTGTTGTGAGTTTAATTCACCATCTATTCATGTTGTCCCTCATTATGGAGCGTTAGGACAAGGTAATCATAAGATCATGGTTCAGTATAATTTTTTAGAAGCACCAAATTTTGCTACTGGAAATTGGAAAGTAGGAAATATGATATTTATTAAAGGCGGGCAATCCAATGGTTATCCTCAATTTAGAGATCTTTACGAACCTGATCCTATCGATGATTATAACGTTACTGATAACTATCTATTTTTCTCAGGCATAAGTAATCAAATTAACTCCTCAAACTTACAAAGTGGAGTTTTTAATAAGGAGTGGGTAATAACCGCTGATTTAAAACACACTGCCGATCCATCTGGAACTTTATATCCTGTATCAATTACTATACCTAATGGTTCATACTTTGGATGCACTGATCCGTATGCAAACAACTATGATGCATCAGCAAACATATATCATCCTGAGTACCCATCCTTACAGACCGGAGGTACTGGCGCTCAAACACATGGTTGTACATATAACGCTGGGTGTTCAAATGTTCAAGCACTTAATTATGACCCAGCTGTTACATACGGTAATCCTGCTGATTGTGTATATGCGTATCCGGTAAACCATAATGGCGTAACAATAACACAAGAGGGGTATCATGTTCAGGGTGATGATATTGAAAAAATAATATTTGATTTCCCAGAACTACATACTTTAAGTGGATATAGTCCTTATTCAAAAGAAGTATACCCTGATAAGCCATTGTTTAGAATATATTGGAAAGAGTTTGATATGCCAATAGCGTCCTGGGGGCCAACTCAGTTTGTGGATTTGCAGGCTCATGAAGGGCAGTACGTTGCGTTTCCGGGAAATAATACACTTGGTTGCTGGGAAGATGCTAGTAGTGGAAATGATTATAGTGGCAAAGCATTTCTATCAAAAGACTGGTTCTCGCAAGATATGAGATATCCAAATTGGGGGGGCATAGAGGAAAATAGAGAATTAGAGTTTTATATAGTCGGTACAGTAGACTATGCAAAAACAAACATGATACCTGGGGGTGTTGATGCAAATGGAACTTTAGCGGCATCACCTACTAGTGGGTGGACTCATTATGGGGGAGGATTTGGTGATTCTCTTGCGGCTCACGCTCCTTATGATCCAAATGATCCACTTGGTAAAGTAGGAGGACCAATACAAACGGCATGGGGTAAAGACAAGCACTATCCACTAGAAATTTTTTCAGGTGGAATGGTGCCAGGTCATTTACCGTTTGACCATATATCATATACTACCGATTAATATTATTAAATAACATAAATTATGCAAACATTACTAATAACATATGATACCCCTATTAACACATCGGTTCAAGTTGGGGATTTAGCTTTTTACGTACCAACTACACCTGTTGGATCAACTAACAATACGTTTAGTTCTAGTATTTATGGAAATATACTTTTTTTAGGAGAAATTATTAATATAATAACTGAGGACGAAGCATTTGAAGGAAATAAATTAGTTGTGCTTTACGATGAAAGTATTGTTACAGGTCCGGTGGTTAGTGATTTTTTAATGTTTGCTAAAAATAGAAAAGCAAATACAGCCAGTTTAAAAGGCTATTTTGCTGAAATTGACTTTGTCAACGACTCAACTTCTGCAATTGAATTATTTTCTGTTGGATTACAAACAACAGAAAGTAGTAAATAATAAATAACAAAGTATGTCATATCATAACACAAGTTCACCTACTACTCCTACTCAAACTACTACAAGCCCACAGGGACAAGCCGCCCCCGTTGGCCCACAGGTACAAACTGCTCCTACTGTTATGCAAGTACAAACTGCTCCTACTGTTATGCAGAGACAAATTATCCCCGTTGATCCACGGGGACAAGCCGCTCGTGTTGGTGTACAAGGACAAGCTGCACCCGCTGGATACCACTA